AAGAGCTTCTTCGACTGCGTGATGATGATTATCAGAACCAGTTGCTTCCCAACCACCTGCAGTACCATTTGTAGATACAAAAGGTCTCATGTAAGTTTGGAAAGACCATTCAGCTGGAGCATAAGAATCTGTAAACATTTGTCTACTTCTTCTACTGTTTCCAGAACCATCGGCCATCTCTGCAAGAGTAATTTCACTAGTATTTGTGCCTTGTGAGAAACTGAATCCATCTAGTACAGGTATTTTCCATTGAGTTGCTGCTGTTGAACCAGCTGCATTTACACCCATAGCCAAATAGACTTCCGTATCTCGGCTAAAATAAAATTTATCTGCCATTTTTTTCTCCGTTTTCTTGTAAAGAGCCTTGACAAATAATTACTTATCGTGGCTGTTTACTCTTTAGTATTGGATTTCTATTAGTACCTCGCCGATACCTAAAGGATCCATGACACCTTCATCAGTGTCTATACTAACTATTGTGGTTTGCACAGTTTTTTGTGCAACTCCATTTTTATCATAATAAGTAAGAGGATCTTCTGCCTCAAGAACAGTCTCGATGTCCTCAAGTAAAGCATCTAATGCTCCTACAGCATCTTCATTATCCTCTACGTAACATCTTAATGTTATAGTAAGATAACGAAACTTAAATCCACCTCCATCATATGTACGAATCTCTCGACCCGCATTTAGATGAACTGCTGGAAATTCTCTAACCTCGTCCCAAAATGTGAGTCTTGGACTACATTCTGCAACTGCAGTTTGGTACTCACCAGTACCATCAATTCGTTCTATATGATCTACCAAAGCATCAACAATATTTTGTCTTCTTGTAGTATATAATCTTGTTGTACTTTGCTCTGGCATTATTCAAATTCCCTTGTTAATCCTGAAACCATTTGGCCTCTCATGTTCGTTGCTACAATTTCTCGTATGCTTTTTCCTATAATATGTCTTGGGTCTCTATATTGATTAGCCCAAGGTGCTCTACCATGTCCAGGCTCAAATACGCCATACGGACTTTGTGGGTACGTATATCCAATGTATAAACCTCCTCTTGGCCCTATTATTACATTGTCAACCTTTGCACTTCTCGCAAACTTTCCTGTTTGCATATTTAGTCTAGGACTTCCCATGTTTGCTTCTATTGCTCTTGGAAGTATTTTATTTATTAAATCTTTAATTAATAGACCTTCTTTGTCCATTTTAAACCCTGCATTCATCATCGCCCCTACCCTTTTACTCTTTGAGATCTTTGACAAGGGTGGAATTGCATTTTGTTTTGCTACTACAGAAGTTTTAACCCTCTTTGCATCTTTACGTGCAACTTCTATAACTTTTCCTATCTTTTTTTCTGCTCTTATGTTTTCTAATTGCTTTTTAAAACTTACTTTTGTTTTTGTCTTTGGACCTACTCCAGTCATTCGAGCATTTGCTTTTCTCATTGCTCTTTTCGCTTCTCTTTCCATGATTTCAACTGCTTTATCATCGCCGAAATCAGAAAATTCATCAAAAATGTCTGGTGAACTTGCAGTAAAAGCGTTTATTGCTTTAGTACTTGCTCCACCTTTTTTCATCTTTATAACTTCTTTTTGAAGTTCTTGAAAGAATATTCTATTAAAAAACTTTTCAAACTCTTTTTGATCTTCTACATCTGGAGTACCTGTCTGCTTACTTGGTGGAGAAGGAGTAATAATATATTCAATCACATGATTTCTAAATATACTATTCTTAGTCTTTCTTTTATCTACTCTAGAATTAATCTTTGCATGTAAGTAATTTTGTACTGCCATTACAAGAAAATCACACCACCACTCATCATGTTCAATAGTATTTTCCATAGCCTTAACTAGAGAGGTCTGCATATTATTTCCTGCAGAGCCTGGTCTATTTATAACGTCACCAGGAAAACTGCTCATTGTTGATTGAGCATTGGCTTGTTGCCTTTTTTCTAGCTCTCTGCCATGTTCTCCAATGATTCTTTTTACGTAAGTTTTCTTCTTTGCCCACTTATTTAAAGGTCTTTTTAAACTTATAACTGCATTGTTATACCACTTCTTTGACTTTGCACTTGTGTTAGTTACCTTCATAATTATAGAGTGTTGATTTGCTTTATAAGTTTGCTTTTTCCAAGTAGTAGCTCTACTTGTTGTACCATACCACTTCTTTATAACGTCTGAAATTTCTTTCCATTCTTTCTCAAAGCTTGTATCTATTGCTTTTGCTAACGCCTCTGTATCTTCTACATTAGTTAAGTTTAATGCTTCCGATTTAAATGCGTCTAGCCAATCTTTTTTTCTTATAGTTATACGCATATTCTGCATACTTTGGGCATCTCTACCCCTCATATTCTTTAAAAAGTTTTCTAAGTACGTTCTTCGCTTGGAAACGGACATTACACAACTACTCTATACAAATCGAGCACTCTTTTTATGTGGTCAGGAAAATCAGTATTGTTTCTAACACTAGATGATCCTTGGGATTCTAATGTAGCACCTTGTATTGTTCTTCTTGACTTATGCTCGTCTCGTAAGTAGTATGTAATTAGGTCATGTATCGCTAATTTAAGGTCAGAAGGTACAGCTGAGTAGCCAGATCGATATGCAATCTCTACAGAGCCAAAGCCTTTTTTAAAGTTTTTAGAGTTATTTCCTGTAACTCTCCTAACAGCATCATATGTAGTATCTACATAGTAGTCACTATTTACAGTTAGTGTTGTATAACTTTCTGTTGGGCCTTCTCTTTCTTTTACTGAAGTAACACTTACTAGAGGACTTTCACTTACTATTATAACTGATGTGTCATCTGTAATATTAAATACTTCTGTTTTATCGGTAGAGTAATAATCAACAAAACTTGTTCCACAATATCTCTTTACTAATTCTGAGATTTGAGGAACCAAAATCGCTAGGCGATCGTCATCTTTAGCTCCAGTCAGCCCTTCTGCATCCTTATAATCTTGTACTGTAACTAAATCTGCCATATTTAAAAGTGTGGGTTTTAAGGTAAACCCACAAAAACCATATTAGCATATTAAGATGCTTGGTAATTTCTAACAACAACTGCGTCGCCACCGTATGCTGAAGCACCACCAATAATGTGGTCAAATCCAAGTCTTTGTGAAGCCACAAGTACTCTTCTTTGGTTCTCAACGTCATAGTCTGACTCAATTGTTACGCCTCTTAATCTAGGCATTACGAAGTTTCTAGCATATAAAGCTATAGCGTGTGAAGCATCTGTACCTTGTGCAGCGAATTCATCGCAGATCAATACTCTTGATCCATACACTTGGCCGATTTCACCGTTAAGTTTAGTAGACATATCGCCAACTAAATTAACATCTGCAAACTCTGCATCTTCTAGCAAGTTATAATAACATGCTTGTGATACGATATATACAACTTCATTTGGATTAACACCATATTTACCCATAGATTTTCTCATTTCAAGAAGCTCAAGAGCTGTTAACTTTTCAGTAGCAGCTGCACCTGATGAAGGAACAATAACGTTACTTGCGTCAGTAGCTTTATGTACTAAACCATCAAAAATACCTGATGTGTATGTACCTTGAGAGTTGTTACCTAATAAGATAGCATTTTCGATGCCTCTTGCATGCGCTCTAACCATTGATTCTCTGATCAAAGGTAAGATTGGCATAATAGCATCTTCTTCTGTTTCGTTTCCAATAAATGATTTTGAAATTAACTTCTTAACAGTTAATGTTTTTTCTGTTAAGTCAATTCCGCCTCTATCACCAGTAGTTACATAAGAGTCACCTCTTTCTGATAAGTTACCGTGTGGTGAAGCACCATCACCAGTTCCAGCAGCTGATACGAATTCAGCATAACCAGCATCTGGTAAGATTGGCATAATCATTGAAGCACTATTCATTTGAATCTCTCTAAATAGAGGAGCCAATACTAGTTCATTTTGAATGTCTCTTTCAACACCTGTTGATACTACTTGCTCGTAGTCAGCTGATGAAACAGCAACGCCTGAATCAGCGTTTACTTTCTCTATGACACCTTGGCCAAATTGTGTGCTATCAATTCCTTTTTTGCCAGTAATGACAGAAAGGACTTTAGCGTCCATTAACTCACTTTCATGAGCTTTTTTCCAGTCAGAGTTTCCTCTTTCTGAGAAAATTCTTTTAGACTCTCTGATTTTCATCATTTCTTCTGATTTCTCAGCTAAATCTTTTTGTAATTCTGCAACTACATTCTGAAGATCTTCGTTTTTGCCTAATAGTCTTTCCTCGACATCATTTACTAGTCTTTCAGCACCAGATAATCCAGCCTGAATAATAGTTTTTTGTTCGTCCTGTTTTGCCTCTTGAACAGCCTTTGCTTCAGCTTCGATTTCAGCAGCTTTTTGAACTTCTGCGTCATCTTTAGCTTTTTGCTCTGCATTTTGCATAGCAATAGAAGCTGCAGTTTTCTTCGCAACTTCTTCAGCAAATGCCTTCAGATCAAACTCTGGACTTGAATTGTCTTTTGACATATCTTTCTCCATAATATCCGCATTTGCGGCACTTGGCTGCTCAGTTTTGTCAGTTATAACTGACTCCACAGAGTGAGCCTTGTTAAATTGTGTTTTAAACTTTTCATAATCGCTTTCACTATCAAAAGATTTAGCAATTGAGAAAGTAGCAGTTTGGTTTGCTGGAATGCTTACCACTGATACCTCTAAAAGTTCTGCACTTTTTATTAAAAATCCGTCAGTTTCTTTGTTGTAATCGGCATCCTTGACCTTGAAACCAACGGAAAAGGCTCCAAGAACACCGTCTTTAATAAGTTCTACTATGTCTCCAGCAGACTTAGAAATTTTTGCTTCTAATTCTAGACCGTTTTGTGTAACATCGCAATATTTTGCTCTACCAATTGGTCTATTATAGTCATGATTAAAAAGAATGATTGGATTACCACTATAGTTATCCAAACCACCTTCTTTCCATGCATTGTGATCAATTATATCACCAGTTCTATCTAAAGCATTAGTACTTGCTAATCCTTTAATAGTAATTGAGCCATCTTCTTGTAAAGCTGACTTTTCAAAAGTATTAGTGATGTGAAATATTTTTTTCATTAATCTTCCTTTTTAACAGCTTTTTTAACAGCTGGCTTAGTTGATTTTGGTTTTGGCTTTGGTTTCTCAACTTTTTCAACTTTCTTGTCATAAATACCTGGGTAGTTTACATCAATTAGTTGCTTAAGCCTAGCCCAACTTTTCCAGGTTCTTTTTAATGCCAGAAAATTAATTGGCTTATCTGTAGCTCTTTTATACTCATCTTGAGATAGAAATTTACCTTTTGATCCCATATAATTTGCTACTTTATCTAAAATTGCTTTTTTATTCATTGTTGTCCTCTGTCTCTTCTGGGGGTCTCCCACCTTGTTCTGGATTTGCGGCTGAACCTGCTATATTTGCAGGTACTCTTGGCTCATCAAACCCGTCTACTTTTTCTAGTCTCAATGCCTCTCTAGCTTCGTTAGGTGACATGATTCCTGTGTTAACAAGTGTAGCGTAGTAAGATGCTTGATCTCTTAGCTCTGGTTGCAAAGCAGGTATTCCTGATACATTTTCATTTGCTTCAAAACCAAAGTATCTTTCTATTGCATACTTGAATTTTTTAACGATAGGAAGTATTGTCTCTAAGTAATACAATCTATGGTTAGGCCTTATGTTTGCATTATTTCCACCATCCATTAAGATTGGAGGTACTCCCATTGCCTCTAATATTATTCTTTCACAAGATTTGATTGAATCTTGAAAGTCTAACTCTTTAAAATTTATATTTGTCAGTTTATCAACTTCTAAACCACCATCTAGTACAAGAGGTCTTCTACCTCCAGATACAGGATTGTATCTTGCAGTCCATGATTGTAACATTCTTTCTTTGATTTTCTCTGAAAGAGTGTTTGGACTCTTAAGTACTAAACCTGGTACGGCTCCATTTTTAAAGAAGTTGTCCTGAAAATGTCTTAAATTTGCAAGTAGATTCATTGTTCTAAATGCAGGTTTAAGTCTAGGTACTCCTCTATAAATAGAGTGAAAACTGTTTTCTTTTATATGAATGATTTCATTTGGTTGAAAGTCGATACTGCTATCAAATTCATATTTTTCGACATACTCTTTTTCGTCTGTCAGTATTTTCATTTTGTCAGCAGGTAAGTGATACAAGTGTAAGCCATCGTAGTATATAAATATATTACCATCTAATAGTAAATCTATAATAAGATTTCTTTTAAAAGTGCCTATATCTTGATAAGGATTGGGTTCAAAATTTAATAGTAAATTAACTCGTGATCTTCTAATATTCTTAAGAACTGGATTGACACCTTGTATCTTATCTCCTAGTTCAAAAGGAATTTCGGCAACGTCATCTACAATCATATTGACGGCACGATTAACTACTTCTAGTTTTTCATAAGCGTCTCTGTAATTAGTAACGACTTCACGAGATTCGACACTCAAGCCTTCATCTCTAGAAATAATATACTGCGCAGGATTTGCTTTCTCTACGCTTTTATTTCCGCCTGTTATAAAATCATACCATGCCATGTTTATCTCTTTGAATTTGTACCCATTTTTCTTGTTTCTTTGCCGTTACAAGTTTTGGTTTCTTTCCATAAATTGAGTGTAACTTCAAATGATGTTTATGGCATAGAGTAACAGCTTTGTTATAAATTTTATCGAAATGTTTTTCAATAAATTCTTCTCTTAACTCGAGAATTTGTTCTTCTGTTGTTATTTCTAACTTATGCTTTCTCATGTACTCTTCTAACAACTCTGTCAATGAGTAAAAATGATGAAAGTCTAAATTCTTATCAGACTTACAAATATAACAATTATCTGTTTTCTGATACTTGGATTTTGCTTTATCCCTTATATATTTTATGAGATCTCTTTTTAATTCCACTTTATATTATCAATTATATCAACTATACAACCAAAAGTCAAGAGTTATTTTTGACATGCTAGAAAGTAGTCGCACTCGTCTCGAAAGAATATAATGCATACCTCAAAGCATCGGCCATATGAGACGCAGCATTGTGTTTCGGTTTCTCTTTCAGTAAGTTAGGGTTTGGATCCCATTGATACTGGTCTAGTGCCATTAATGTTTCTTCACATCTTTGGTCTACAATTAAAAGGTTATTATCAACTACTGTTGCTACTTTACCAATTCCATCGAGAACTGATTTTTTCGCATTAATAGTAGTTATGTCGTAGTTTTGTGCAAAGTCAAAACGAGTTTGTTGAGCAGCAGAGTCAATATAAATATAATCTATATTCCATTTGCTAACTAATTTTCGAATTTGCACTGCGTGTTGTTCGGTGGTTCTTTCTGCATCTAAGTATTCATCAACAACATAATATTTTTGCTCGTCCCAATCATAGGCAATCACACAAAAAGCTGTAGGATCTTTATACCCTACATCAAGTCCAGCAAAAACATCCATTCTTTTTGTTTCAAATTCGGCTAAGTCTGCAACACATTCTTCGTGGTCAAATGCCCATACTTGGCCTTCATAGATATTGAAATCAGCTTCGTACTCTTGGCTAAATTCAGCCTCTGACATACTTTTTCTGGCTTCGTCAATATCTTGTTCAGATAGTCTTGGATTCTCATGATAAGTAGCTCGTAGTGACGCCCACTCTGGAAATTCGTCACTAAATCCTCTGTAATAAAATTCAGCAAACCAATTATTTCTACCCCTAGGTGTTGATATAAATATCGCCTTAGAGTTTTCTTTATCTAGTGTAGGACGTAATGCAACGTTAAATGCATCTTTTCCATTTACGAGAGCTGCCTCATCAAAAATAATTAAATCATAACTTCTACCGACCACAGAATCAACCTGGTTTACAGATCCCATTCTAACTGTTGATCCATTAGAAAGTTCTATTACTTTATCTTTTGCATTATCTTTGACTACCTCTAGTCCGAAATGTTTTATAAGTCCTCTCTGTAAATCGAATGATATTTGTGATAGTGAATAGTTGGGTGACATTAATAATATATGTGACCCAGGAACTAGAGATACTAGCTGTCCTATGATGTTGGCAATATAAGTCTTGCCTTGTCTACGAGAAACTGCCGCACATACAAAACGATATTTTGGATTATTAATTGCATTGATAATAGCACTTTGAGAACTATTCGGTTCAATACCTAGTAAGTCCATATACCCGTTTACAGGTAATTTCAAATATCTATCTTGTTCTGCAAAATCTTGTAAGTAGTCACCTACTATATCTTGGCGGCTAATTGTTAGCATTAGTGTAAAATCTCAGGTTTAAAAAAATTGTCTTCGTCTTCAGGAGAAAGTAGTCCTTCGTCTTGCATTTTAGTATATAAATATAAATAAGCAGTAGATAACTGCTTAATCTTTCTTTCTCTTCTAGTTAATTCTCTTTTTTGTTCTGTTTTTTCTGTATGAACAAGTAAAGATGTACTATTGACTAAACATTCGTCTAACCAAAGTTTTCTTCCGTCTGCCTGCATTATCTTTTCTTCCTTCGTCTAATTCCTTTAACGTGTTTTTGTGATTTTGGTGGTCTTTTCTTAGACCCTCCTTTACCTGCCCAAAACACTTTATTAGCCCAGTATGCCGCTGAGGACTTACCTTTTCTAATATTCTTAGCGTGTCGAGCTTTGAAACTTTTTCGAGCTTCAGGACTGTAATTATGTCCCATTCCTTGTGCACCAAAGCGTATAACTTTAACTTTTCCACCTACTCGAACAGCAACCACAGCTTTTTTAGTCTTATGGTTAGGTGTTCTTTTAGGCTTATTTAGTCGAGAAAGCCCGGCTCTTTTTAGCCTTGCTTTTTCTGCTGCTGTAAGTGCCATTACCTTCTCTTTCTAAATCTTGCTTTTGGTGGATTCTTTGTTTTTCCGAATCTTGGTCCAATAGCTTTAGGGGCTGATTTGTATCTTAGTGCTTCTATACTGTTTGGGTTTCTACTGTTTACAGTAGTTCCTGCTGCAGCATTCATATCTCTAGTGATACCTCTTTTTAGTTTGTGTTTCTTAATTTTCTGAGTACCGTGCACACCTGTTGGTCCGCTTAAAAAACCTCCTGATCTTGCCATAATTTTCTCCTCTTTTGCTTAGCGTTTCTTACGTCTAGTAGTACGCTTTTTTCTTTTTGCGAAGGTTCTAACCATTGTAGGTTTACCTCCGACTCCTTGTTTGACTGCTCGTTTTCTACGAACTGCCGAACGAATCTGTGATTTTGTCATTCTAGCCGCCTTGGCTGCTGGAACGCATTTTGGATATTTTCTTTTGCTTTTACCTTTCTTTGCAGACTTACGTCCACACGGTGCATACCCTCCACCCTTCTTCGGTTTGGATATATCTACCCAATCTTCTTTAAACCATTTTGCTAGTCCACCTTTAGGTTTTGCCATTACTTTCTTCTTTTACGTCCAGTACCCATACGGTACCTTCCGCCTTTGGCTTTGTATGTTTTTACAAGCCAGCCATTAGCGTATGCCGATGGGTATACCTTAAACTTTCTTTTTGCTTGTGCTTTAATCCTAGCATATAGTGTAGGATTAGTTGGGACGGGTCGCTTTTTAGCTGCTTTCCGTTTCCTAGGCATTTCTACTCAGGATCACCTTCTACCCAGTATGGATGAGTTCCGTCTACATTCTTTAACTTCTCCATAACTTCAGTTGTATAATCTGCTATAATTTTATTTGGTCCTTCATACTCTGTACCCTCAGTGTCCCACTCTACGGTTACAGTTAGTTGATTACCTTCAATAGCAGTTATCTTAGAATCTCTCCAGGTACGTCTGTTGCCTTCTGCATCTTCAGTTCCATAGATTCTCCATAATTCACCCACTTGCATATAATAACTCCCATTCAACAACTCTAGTATCACAAGCAATGTTTTGACCTATATTATCTTCTGTAAATGAATCTTCTTGAATTTCCATGTGAAAAGAAAAATTATCTAATTCATAGACTACTCCGTCTTGATGTCCGTTATCATTATAAGTACGAACTGTATCTCCTACGGTAGGTAAGGCCATATTACTCTCCTATATTCTGTGTTGTAATCTTGACATTCTTTTTTGCTTTAATCATAGCATCTTTAATGTCGACTTTGCCATCTTTGTTCTGGTCTTTACCAGTTATGATGTTCCATATAATTCTAAAATATTTCATTTTTTCTTTTTACCTTTTCCTTTTTTCTTTTTCTTTTTTCCGTGACCATAATGTCCTGGCATAATTATCTCCAAAGTCCTTTCGGACACTTCGCCTTTTTAATTCGTACTTTTAAAGGCATATAACATTTACATATCTCACAATAATTCCACTTGGGAACTAGTTTGGGACATTGCTTACAAATGTCTAGTCTTGACTTATAATTTATTGCCGAAATCTTCTGCATCTTTTTTAGTTAAAAATTTACCTAATCTGACACCCTCTAAGTTTCTTACTGTATAAAATCCTCTTTTTTCTTCAATAATAAACTTGTCTTCTTTCGGCTCAAAAGAACTCATAACATCTGCAGCATCTTCTACTGCAGCAGGTTTCATTTCTTTTGTACTATATAATTTGTTTCCCTTCATAATTTCTCCTAACTATGCATAAAAAATATTGTTACTAATATTCCTGCTCCGCCAACTATTATTGATCCTGCAGAAGCTATTAGTATTGATTCTATGCGCTTAACATTATTGTCTATGTCATCAAATCTATTAAAGGCAGTTTTCCACCGTTCGGCACATACGGCCTCATGCTTTGCTAAATCTGCAGCAACTTGTTCTGCGTCCATTGGGTTTCTCCTTTAATCTTAGTTAGATCTAATTGTAACTATGTATAAATTATATCAAAATTCATACCTGAAGTCAAGTATTATTTTCGTATGGTGTATATTTTGACGGGCTCGGACTTTCCTTTAACCGTAACTTCATCTAAAAATTTGTAGTCATATCCATCAACTAAACTATACTCTGATATGATTAGATCAGTATCGTAGTTCTTACATGAAGACTCTAATCGAGCAGCCAAATTGACAGAATCGCCAAGCACACTGTAATCGAACCTATTACTGCTACCAAAGTTGCCCACCACGCATAGACCCGTATTGATTCCAGCACCTGTATTAATTTGGTCAAGGCCCTCTTCTCTAAGTGTTTCATTTAATTCTCCTAATGATTCTTTCATCTCAAGAACCGCTTTTGTTGCATTTTCAACTTGTTGGTCATCATCAAGGGGCGCTCCCCAAAATGCCATAATGCAGTCACCCATATATTTATCAATTGTTCCGCCATGTTTTAAAATTATTTGAGTCTGATTGTCGAGAAAACGATTTATCAGACTTGTAAGACCTTGTGGATCTTTCTGGTATTTTTCCGATATCGGGGTAAATCCTCGGATATCAGAGAAAAGAAAAGTGAGTCGTTTTGTCTCCCCACCCAATCTCAGTAATGTGGGGTCGTCCTGTAATTTTTTAACCAAGGCAGGGCTAACATACGTTCCAAATTGTTGTTTAATTCTCATTTTCTCGAGATAGGTAGTAAAGAAACTTCGGAAACTTTCAATACTCCAGAATAAAATCGAGATTAGAATAATGCCTGTGACGTCAAACAGATAGGAAGATTCATATAATTTTAGACTTCCATAAACTGACCCACCAACTATTAATAAAAGTGTTGGAGCCGAAAACCATATACTACGAGTAGCAAGAGCAAGTATTAATAAAGCCAAAAAAGCTCCTGCATATTTTGCGCCGACCGACCATGTAGGTATAGACGGAGAGTTACCTGTAATCAAGTTATGTAGTATGTTTGCTTGTATTTCGTGTGGGTATTTAGCTCCTGCCGGCGTACCTACTGGGTTCGTAATTCCTTCTGCGGTTGTACCAAATATAATAAAAGGAGCATCGATTGGATTCTCTAAAAATTCAAGTCCTGTTTGTTTATAGAACTTTGTATTCCAGTTTAAAAATATACGTCCATTTGCATCAGTATTCATAAGTGGATAACTTGGTACTCTTATCCATTCAATTCCTTGCTCATTGGTCTTTAGCTGATAGCTTGGGTCACCTACCGCGACTCGCAACAATTCTAAGGCGAAGCTTGGATATAGTTTGTTTTGACTTCCTACGACGAGAGGTATTCGTCTTGTAAGGCCGTCCAGTTCTGGGCTTACTGCTACCACACCCGCACCCGCTACGGATTCTGCTAGGTCTGGTGTTGCTTGTAAAATTCCTGGATATGTTAATAGCCATGATGTTGGGTCTTCTCCTAATTGTACTGTACCTACATGAGGTCCTTGTGTACTTACTTGTGTCGATGCTGCATTAGCAAGGACTGTCGGTTTATACTTCATTCTCATTGAAAAGTATGTATCGTAATCTTTTCCACGGATGTCTGGATTTGGCATTAATACAGTAAATCCATTTACAGCATTTGTAGATGTTATCAAATCTCCAAAGACTGATCTTGGTAAAGGCCATCCACCATATACTTCTAAAAAGTCTTCGTCTAAGTCTACAACTAATATGTTCTCATTTTGTACTGGTTCGGTATTCATAATCAAATAATCGTAACCGATTAGTTCGAGTCTTTGCATGAATCCAGGGTTCCATATTAGAACTCCCATAAATAGTGTTAGTGATATTAATTTGCCC